TTAACAGCTTTATACGAAACTAAGAAAGCTAGATTTGTAAAATCTGATTCTTTTAGAAACTTAAAAGCTGGTAAACAAAGAACTGTAGCTATAGAAGATGCTGTTCAGCAATCAGTAGCTGACTCTAAAGAGTCGATTATGTCAATACTTAAGATTACAAAGGATAATCAAGACGAAGATTTAATGAACGCCATGATAGAAGCATTTTCTATGATGGATAATGTAAATACTCTTGAGGACTTTGACAACTGGGCGAGAAGAGTAATTAAAGGTGGTAAGTTAAGTCCTAATGATATTGACCGTACTGGTGCTATGATAAGAGAACTAGAAGGTGTGATGACTAACAGTGTACTATCTGGTCCTAAAACACCAGCTCGTGCAATTATGGGTACAGCCAGTGCAACATTTTTACGTCCGTTATCTACAGCTCTAGGTGCTGCAATACGTTATCCATTTGATGGTGACGCATCTACACTACGAGCAAGTCTATCAGCTGTTAATGGCATGGTAGAAGCTATACCAGAATCCTTTACAATATTTAGAACTAAACTAAATTCATACTGGAAAGGTGATTTAGCTACTATAAAAACTAGATTTTCTGAGTTTAGTCGTGGCGATCAAAACTGGGAGCTAATACGTAGATGGGCAGAAGATAGTGGTAGAGCTAATGCTGGAGATGTGGCTGCATTTCGTATAGCTAACATGGCTCGCAAAATGAATGACTCTAACTTTTTAACATACTCTACAAAAATTATGGCGGCAACTGATGATGCTTTTGCATACATACTAGGTCGTGCTAAAATGCGTGAAAAGTCTATGCGTAGAGTTTTGGAACTACAAGGTAACGGAATACAAACACCTAAGATTACTAAAAAATTAATGCAGGCATACGAAGATGATTTTTATGCACAAGTATTTGATTCTAATGGTAACTTAACAGATGAAGCTACAAAGTTTGCACGTAAAGAAGTTACTCTTACACAGGAACTTACAGGCTTTGCAAAAGGTTTAAATGATGTATTTACATCTACACCTTTAGCTAAACCATTCTTTTTATTTGCTAGAACAGGTGTAAACGGACTTGCTTTAACGGGGAAGTATACACCGGGTTTCAACTTTCTTGTAAAAGAATTTAATGATATTGCGTTAGCTACTAATGCAAACTTAGATATGGTAGGTAAGTATGGTATTACTAATGCTACAGAACTTGCTAATGCTAAAGCTTTACAAACAGGTAGATTAGCGATAGGCTCTGCTGTAGTATTTATGGCTACACAGGCATGGATGCGTGGAGATCTAAATGGTAACGGACCAGTTGACAGACAGAAAAGACAGATGTGGATAGATGGTAAG